CGATAGGTGCGCTGGCGGTGGCTGCGGCTGGTTCGTTGGATCGTGATGAGGTTGTCAAGCTGCTTTGTGCGAAGCAAAGCGATTATGGTGCTAACAACATTTTGAAGTTCGGACATAAGGGTATCGCTGTTAGATTAAGCGACAAGATAGCTAGAGTTCAGAATTTAATGCAGAAAGATGGCTGCAGTGTTGAAGAGTCTTTGACTGACACCTATGCTGACATTGTAGGCTACTGCATTATTGCTTTAATGCTTGTAAGTGGTTCTTTCCATTTGCGGATGTCTCACCAGTAGGCTTTATTTGGTAAAATAAGTGTGTAACCTACTTATGAGGAGAGTTATGCCCGAGCCTTTGAATATACGTGATAGAGAGCGTAGACGTGCGCGAGGCCGCCCACGTGGCCTTATCAATCTGGTTAGAAATCGAATTAGACGTAGACTTGCTGCTCGTCGCCGTACCTAAGGTTGTGCAGTGGCTCTTATAACGGTTGATGATATAACAACATATATGGACATTTCGTTTACGAATGTTCAGGAAGATGCTGCTGCTCTTGTTATTGACGGGCTTCAGGCAGAGCTTGAAGCTTATCTCCGACGACCTGTTGAACCAACTGAAATTACTGAACAATATAGAATCCCTGACGACAGCCTTAGCATAAATACTAGACTTTACTATTCGGCGTATACAGCGGAGCATTTCACTGGTACTGACACGTACAGCCTGATGTATTCGCCTGTTAGAACTATCTATTTAAACTCTACTCCTATTATTTCTGTAGAGTCTCTTACTGTTACTGTTCCGCAGCCTGGTGCTGTTCCTGTTCCTAGAGTTGAAAATTCTGATTACATCGTTCGGTCCTACGGTATTGACCTTATGGACGCTTACGCAAATGAACTTGTTACGGTAACGTACACTGCTGGTCTTGACGGGGACGCTGTAAGGTTGTTTAAGTTGCTGATGTTGAGAGCGGCTGCACGTGAAATGCAAAACATGCATGATGACGTTGTAGGGTTGAAAGATTTGACAACACGTAACATCGCTCCTCTTGAAACTGGTTTCACTGACAGGGAGCTAAACAGTGTGCGCCGCTACCGCCGTGTACGAGTGTGACACATGGCTGTTTACAGTAGGGTCACTGAAGTTGACACGTCCGGGCCCAGGCGGCGTTTAGCGGCGATAGCTCGTAGGTCTAAGGATTTTCGCCCTGTCTTGCGATGGGCGTTTCAGGAGCTTCAGAAGTCGCATCGTGACAACTTTAGAACGCAGGGTGCGGTTGACGGTTTTCCGTGGGCACCGCTTTCACCTGAGTACGCTGCATGGAAACTGGAAGAGTATGGTGCGCACGGAATTCTTGTTCGAAGGGGTCCGCTTGAGTCAAGTTTGACGTTGAACAACGCCAGAGGGGCCGTGCGTGAGATAGGTTTGAATACAGCGTCGTTTGGTACTGAAATACCGTATGCAAAGTTCCAGCAGACCGGTACAAGGTTTATGCCGCGCCGTAAACCTGTTTTCTTACCACCACTTATGGCTTTTAGAACAGCTAATGTTGTAGCTGAATATTTAGTTCACGGCTCCATCGGCGTACAGTACGCTGACGCTTTAAAAGGATTTGCGCCCTAATGCTTTCCGGTCCCCGTCTCGCCAAATCGTATGTTTCGAACTATCTAGCATGCGACCTTCCTCCACGTCTTCTGTCATACAGAAACCACTGGAACTTGAGCAGATCACAGCTTCCAGAACCTGTCAAGTATCTAAGCTACGAGCCGTTCGCTTTAGATGTCTGGCCCACGATTATAACTATGGTTATAAACACAAGGTCTATCACACGATCAGATTACGAGTACGACACAGACCCTAACTTTAGGGTTACATATGAGATGCGCACATACATTTGGACTAGAGATGTTGGTGCTGAGCGTGTAACTGAGCAACGTGATAACTTGACTACTGTTGTACGTGAGGCGTTGCTTGACGGTCCGTCTCTTTCAACATATGATTCTTCTGTTCCATGTTACCCTAAGATTGATGAGGGTACGTTACGTGAAGAGTTTTCTGATTTGACGTTGATTAAGGGCGACCGGCTTCTTGCTGGCGCTTATATTGCCTATGATTTGTCTTTGGAAGAAGTTGTTGACAGCACCCCTGTTGGGGTTATGTTGTCTGCTGAGGCTGTAGTTGAGAAGATGCCTATCACGGCTAATGCGCCTACGCGTTTGATCGCAACTGCTGGTACGGAGACTGTGACGTTGTCGTGGCTTGAGTCGTCTTGGTTTGGTGGTGTTTATAACATCACGGGTTATAATGTGCAGAAGTCCACTGATGGCGGGTCCACGTGGTCTACTGTGTTTGCGAACACTGGCACGTCTACGCCTGGTGTGATTGTCGAGGATTTGACGAATGATGTTTCATACATTTTTCGTGTTGCTGCGGTAAACGCAGCTGGGATTGGTGCGTATTCAGCTAGCAGTAATGCGGCTGTTCCTAAGGCTTAGGAGTTAGCGTGGCTTCTGCTCGTTGGGGTGGGTTACGTCAAGAACCGTATAAGGGCGACGCTGTTGACGGCGATAACGACGGTGTTGTGCAGGAGGGGACGCTGTGGGAACGTCCTGCTGGTACTCGGTTTGTGTCAGAGTTCGGTGAAGAAGCGTCGGATGCTCTGGATGGTAGTAATTTAACTCAGTTACGTGGGTTAAGTCTTGTTGACGATTATGGGCGTTCGGTAGACTACAAACCTAGCTGGTCATCGTCGGCGCTTACTATTGGCGAGCGTTTGGGTACGTTGGCATCTTCGATGGGTACGGTGGGTGATAGAGGTAAGTTGTCTGATGCTTTTCCTGTGTTGTCAGCCGACAGAAGCCCGTTGAACGCACCAGATAAAATTCAGTCTGTTGATAAACCTAAGCTTACTGATGAGGCTGAGAAGTTGTTATCGACGGCGACAGATAGGCGTGGCGAACGACTGAATATCAGTGTTCCTTTTTCTGTTGATATGTTAGGTAAGGAGCCGTGGGACGTACAATCGTGGAGTAGGCAGTTCGGTGGTAGCATTGTGCGTGGTAGACCTGTCGATGTAGATGATCCACGTGTGCCTGATAAAGTGTATCATGTAACTCCTTATCTGCCTGACGTGTTTAAGGATGGTACTCTGCGTGCGCGCGGTGAGGGTGGTCTTGGCGGTGACTCTCAAGATCGGATTGTCTCTTTTACTGTGAATCGTGCGATAGCGGATCAGCTTGTTTCTGATATGCGGCTGGTGTCGGATTTGGCAAAAGCTGGTAAGGCTAATGATTTGTCAGAGTTTAGGGCGTTGATTATTAAGGATCAGCAGCGACATAACGCATTTTTGAGCCCTCAGCAGGTAGAGACTGTCGAGCGTTCATTTCAAAATGGCGGCGCTAAATCTGGCATTAATCAATATTTCTCATCACGTGAAACTGCTGGTGGTATACCTAATCCTCTTTTTGTCGGTGACTATGTTGACAACTTTGCGAAGTTGTCTAAGGACGACATTGGTATCATCGAAGTTGATCGTGAAAACCTTAGAACTGGTGCTATGATCACCGACCTTGATATCGGTAGGGGTAATCTTGATGAACTGCGTGTTTATGGTGACGTTAACGTGTCTAGGGCTGTCGGTGCTTCTGAGCCTGCTAAACCAGAGCGTATACAGTTTTCTGGCGATTTACCTGATACAGGCGACGGTATTGATGTTTTGAGCAGTATTGATACACCTCATATGAATGCTATGAATAGGCGCATTGCGCAACTAGGTGTTGATCGTGATGCTATGCGCACTGAACTTGAGCGTGCTCTCAAGGAGGCTTCTCCAGAGTTGGTGGCTAAAGCGTCGCAGTGGTATAGTGAGGTCAGGAAAGGTGCTGACAGTATGCGTCAGGCTGTAAACTCTAGGTTTGGTTCTTCTATCTCTTTGGAGGAATCTGCGGCGGTTATAGCGGCACTGTCGCCTGCTAGAGAGTTCGGTAAGAACGTTAAGGATGCCAGGGATATAATGACTGTCATTGCTGAGGACGCAGAGTTCACAATTCCAGAAGATTTCAAGTTGAATTTGAAACCTGAGCCGCTGCAGGCGTTTTTGCAGTTTGAGCAGCGCATGGGAGATTATGGCGGTAAATTGAAGCCATCGGATTTACGTGACGATGAGCTTGGTTTTCTTGTGGTAGCTCATCCTGTTTTGTCGTCTATGGGTAACGGTACAGGGTTTACTAATGTAGTGAGAGCTTTAGCTTTGTTGCGGTCTGGAGATATTGACAGGTATTTAAGTGGCCCAAAGATGCGCTCGTTTTATTCGAACATTATAAACCCTGATGGTGACCGGGTTACTATTGACACGTGGATGTATCGAGCGATGATTCCACCGGATTCAAAGCTAAATACGTCTAAGGGTTTGTTGACTGTGAAAGAATTTGAGAAAACTAGTAAGAACAGTAAAGTTCAAAATCTTTTTCAGGATAGCCCTCACTCGTCGGCTAGTACAGTGCCTAAGCATGTTGGGTTGTATCCAGAGTTTGCTGAGGCTGTTCGTGAGATTGCTGCGAAATATGATATTTCACCGGCTAGTCTTCAGGCTATTGTGTGGGAGGTTCAGCGGTTACGTGCTGGCGACCCTTCCACTGACTGGGATTTTCTTTACAGTTTGTTTGAGGGTGAATGAAACGTTCATTTAAAGCTAGCAACTTGGATGATCAGCAGTTTTTGCGGTCGTTAGGTATTGATCCTAGTCTTGCGCGTGACTTGGCTGATTCGTTTGACATGCCGTTTTCGGCTGATGATGTAGATGAACCTGCTGATGAAGACGGTTCTACAGCTGATCGTTTGGTCTAAAGTTTCAGTGGTTTGTTATGTTTTGATGGTAATATAAAGGTTGATGTAGCTTTGTCGCTATTAGTTACCACAGTTTAATCAGCTGGTTTTGGTAGCTAGATAGAAAGTGGAGACTTAATATGCCTGGAGTTAGAGTTTCAACCGCTGTTCGTACTGGCCCTGTTGGTACTACAGATATAATTGCTGGTCAGCTATTTGTTATTGGTCGCACTGAGCGTGGTCCGGTGGATAGCATCACTCTGCTACGGTCGTTCAGCGAGTACACAACTTACTATGGTAAGTATAAGAGTGACAATCTTTATGCCCATGTTAAAAACTTTTTCGATGAGGGCGGTTCACGCTGCTATATTCAACGGGTTGTGGGTACGGGTAGTGCCACTGCTACGTTAACTGTAAACGACAGCGCCACTCCCACTCCTTTGGCTACAATGACGTTCACGGCAGCTAACCCTGGAACATGGGCTAACGGTGCTGCGGGTGGTCTAAAGGTTCAGGTTGTTGCTCCTGACTCGTCTGGGTTTAGAATTAAAATCTTTCTAAATGATGAACTTATTTTGACTACCCGTGACCTTGTTGATGTGGCCGATGCTGTTACTGTGATAAACTCTTCGTCGGTTAGTCACCTTATAGTGGCATCAGACAACACTGCAAGTAGCGCCAACCCTGCAGTGATGGGCTCTGCTTCATCGCTTGCCAGCGGTACTGATGTCGCTGTTGACGATGCTCTGATTGCTGCTCAGCTTGCGTCTGAGACCACGTTGATGAACGGTACTTACAACACTGGTTGTGTCGCTGCCCCTGGTTTCTATGGTTCAACTGTGTGGAATGCTTTACGGGATCATGCGACTGCTCTTAACCGTATTGCGATCTGCAGTTTCGATCCTTCTGCGTCTGTTGCTACGATCAAGTCTTCTGCAGCTGCGTACTATGGCGATGACAGTGCAAGCTTCATGGGGTTCTACTGGCCTTCGATTAAGGTTGACGCTCCTTCTTCAACTGAGCTAGCTAACGGTGTTGGTGTGATTAGTTCTTCGACTGTGACGATTGCCCCTGACACGTATGTTGCTGCTGCTCGTTCTCGGGCGGTGCAGGAGGCTGGCGGTCCTTGGCGGGCTGGTGCCGGTCAGATTTCGGCGGCTCGTTCGATTCGTGATTTGGCTCAGAATGTTACACCGGCTAGCGCTGATCTGCTGGATCAGGCTCGTATCAACGTTATTCGTAAGATCGGTGGTTCGATTCGTGTGTATGGTGCACGGTCGGTGTCTAACGATGAGGCTAACTGGCGTTATATCACAATGCGTGACACGTTGAACTACATTTCTGTGGGTATTGACGAGCGTATGGAACGCTATGTGTTTGAGACAATTGATGGACGTGGCGGTTTGTTTGGGCGTATTCGTGGGTCGATTAAAGCGTTCCTTGAGCCGATTCGGGTTGCGGGCGGTTTGTATGAGGCTTATGACGATACGGGCGCTCTGATTGATCCTGGCTATAGCGTGTCTGTCGATAATTTGAGCAATCCGGCTAGTCAGCTGGCTACGGGCCTTGTTAAGGCTCAGGTTGGTGTGCGTGTGTCGGGTGTGGCTGATCTTATCGAGATTGTTATAACTAAGAGTAATTTGTCGGCCCCGATTATCTAAGGTGGTTTTAAATGGCTAAGGCTACACAGCGTCAAATTGTTGCGGAGATCGCTCCGGTGACGAATCGTCCTGGGCATGTGCCTGGGCCGTTTTTCCCTAAGTATTTCGCAACTGTGAGTGGTGGTGAAATTTCAGCGTCGGTTGAAAAGGTGTATGATGGTAACAGCACGTTCCCTGAGGTGCTTTGTGCGCCTGCGGAGATCGGTGACATCACTGTCAGCAAGTTTTACGACCCGGATGCTGATGGTGGCGGGGATCATGAGAAGTTGACGAAACTGCGTCAGCTTGTGGGTATGACGTATTATGATGTTACGGTTTTCACGTTGAACTGTGAGCTTAAGGAGCCTGGTTCTGAGCGTGTTTATCCTAACGCTCTTCTGGTTGGGATTACTGAGCCTGACGGTGATGCTTCGTCTGGGGCTCCTGCCACGTATTCTTTGACTTTCTCGGTGAGTACTGTAGCTGGCGGGTAATGCTTGACAGTTGGGTTTTGTTTGCGTAGTATAGTTGTATGACTACAGTTGATAAACCTGATATTATTGGTGTTGATAAGCCTTTGCGTAAGCTCACTGTTCTTCAGCAGCTTAAGGATGAAGTGTCTCGTTCTGTAACTCGTCCAGAGATTGAGATTGCTGTTCCTGAGCGGCGTGGTGTGACTGTTAGGTTTTCGCCTAACATTACTAACGAGCAGTTGAAGACGTGGCGGCGTAACGCTACTAACCGTAAGACTGATGAGCTTGATTCTATCAAGTTTTCGTGTTATGTTGTTGGTAATTGTGTTACTGGTATTTACATCAACGATGAGCTTGTTGAGGATGATGACGGTAACATTGTTACGTTTGCGTCTCCTGCGATGATGGAGATGACTAGCACGGATCGCCCTATTCCTGATGCTATTCGGGCTTTTTGGGGTATCGATCCGCATCTTGAGTCTACAGCTTTGAAGATTCTTGATTTTGCTGGTTATGGGGATGATGTCGATGCGTCGGACCCTACGAAGGGCTAGTTGATAGACTAGCCTCTGATTTGAGAATTAAATCTGCTGCCAGGCTTGCAGAGACGTTTCATACTGATCCTATCGTAATTTTGAACTGTGATGAGGATGAGTGGCTGATACGTTTGGCTGCTGCCAGGGCACTTGCTGCTGATCATGCTGAGCGTGATCGTCAGCGCCGTGGTGTGCGTGGTGGCTATTGAGAGCCGGGAATTTCTATAGAATAGCTCTATAGAGATTCCCGGCTTTTCTTTTGAGGTGACATGCCTGTTGTAGAAACTGTTATTATCAAGGTTGAGATACAGTCTGATATCGATAAGGATGCCGCCTATATTCAGGCTCGTATGAAGGCTATGGAAAGCCGGATTCAGGGGTCGTCTCTTGGTATCGACAGGGCTACCGATAAGATGGATAGCCGCATGAAGAAGTTCAGGAAAACTGTTCAGGGCGCTGGTGACGCTTTGGTTGGTTTTTTGAAAACGTTAGCTAAGTTCTCTGTTATAGGTATTGTCGGCCAGTTAGGTTTGTTTACCGCCGCTTTGGTGGGTGTTAAGGCGGTGATGGCTTCAGGGCGTGTCGCTGTGAAAGGTTACGAGCTAGCGTTGAAAGGCTTGTCGTTTACAGCTGCGGCTGTTGCCACGGGCCTTGCGGTGGCTGCTGCGGCTGCGCGAGAGTTCAGAGAAGCTCAGCTTGCACCTTACTTTGGTGGTGGGATGC